CCCCGCCATATGCGTATATGGCTTCAGAAATTTATGTCATTTTCTTTTGGGTAGATAATCATCTCACATTCAAGGATGTTACCCTCCAAATCTTGACCCTGAACAAGGTAAGTATCAGGTCCAACGTTGACAAAACCAACAATCAGCATAGTTAGAAGTGCTTCACACATAACCACATGCCTCTGCAACCATAGGAAATTGCTGAATAATTAGCTCTTTACACTGATCAGCAATAATTTTATGCTCTAACTGTGTACCATTGGCACATCTTAGGTCACAGTAGTGAACCCAAGACCTCAAAGTACCATTCATGTACATACGGGTAGTAGAAGAAAGAGGCAACACATCACGTGCACACTCTTTAGCTACACCAGCACCCAGCATTTCGTCGTACAGCATCTGAGCTTGATCAAACACAAACTGAGCTTTAAGCTGTAACTCTTGCTTTGTAAAAGGATCTAAGTCATCAATACTGTTTTGTCTGTTCTTTGTATCTTGTCTACGAAGATCAGGGACAACAGGTTTATCTGTGACAGCTGCATAGCGTTGACTAAACTCTTGGAAAGAGAAGCTACGGTGTCTAAGGATTTGAGCTGAAATACTACGAGTAGTGTTTATCTCTACACACATATTGACCATCTCTAAGGGAGACCAATGCTTGTGTTTAATGAGATAGCTAATCAACTTACTACTGGTCTCAGTATTGTTTTGATTAGCAGGATTACTTACACGTGCCATGTAAGCAATAAGGTTGTCTCCATCAGGAGTAGAGTGTATTAGTTTTACTTGTGACATAGGGGTGGGAATCCTATATGTGATAAGTAGAAACATTCAGTGTTTCCAAAATCACCAGGAGTTAGTTCAAGTGAAAGTAAATGTTGTCTTTTTGTCTTTTGGGCGGTACTTACGGAATATCCATTCAGCGGATATTACTAAAGGGGAAGATTTATGGTCTTCCCCAGTCCAGGGAGTCCACCCTTCTCCCTGTATACGGGTGGGATCAACCTAAACCCAGGTGGGGACTGAGTTGTCAACGGTTATGCCTGAGGCTTGTCTACGTTGATCTAAATCCATTCCAAGCACCATATGATTAGCTGCTGCTTGGGGGTTATCTTGCCATTCAGCAAGCATTTGATTCCACTCTTCCATCTTTCTATCTTTGACTGCTTCGTGAGCAGAGATAGCAAAAGCATCGGTAAAATATTTAACGCCTTGTGCAAGACAGTCAATGCGGTCATCATGTTTGACTGCACCTTTTTCTTTGCACATACGGCTCATCTGATAGAAAAGCATGTACATCAGACGTTTCTCTGGAGCTTCATCAGGGTTTGATTTAAAGTCCCATTCAATGACTGATCTGTCTATAACAAGGCGGTGTTGGTTGAGAATAGGTTCAAGCGAATCAATGATTCGGTCTTCCTTACGCACACTGGCACGGACCTCTTCGATGTCAATGGCTTGTTTGGTCTGAACGATATGTTTCTTGAACAGTTCACCAACAATGCCATCACCAAAGTTAGTTTCAATAACGATTTTCGTGACACCATACTTTTTACAGCCTCTCAAAATATCGAGTAATGTGTTGTCCGAATATCCGTCTCTGTAAGCACGCATGTTGTGCAAGTACAAGAAACCATTGCGTTGGGAGATATAAGCTGCAGTCGTTTCATCCGTTCCACGACCCGACGGGTCAACAGAGCAGATTGTCTCTTGGTAAGGGTGCCACTCTCCTTGTAACTGCATTGGACTGTAGAAATAATCTCCAGGTAATCCAACAGTGGGGAGGTCTTTAATGACGTTTTTGGGATCGCTACACCAGACGACGGCGTCAGGAGCAGTAGTAGGGTTGACACTGGTAACAACCAGGTCAGCACATTTAAGGGGGAACTTTTCAGCATCACTAAGGGTTGTGTCTAATTGGAACTGCAACATGAAGTTGCTACGACCCATAGAGGCTTCACGTTCTATTAGATCTGTGTCATCAAAGCGATCAGGGTCAGTTACATCCCAAGGCTGAGCACCGTTATCAATGTCAGCTTGTAGTTGAGGAGCGATAAGACCCTCGTAGTTAGCAAGTGTCCGTGGAATACGGGCAGGCCAAACGAAGGGTCTGTAGTTACGTTCAGCGAGCTTTCTGTAGACCGTAAAGGTGGTCTGGGGTGTACCGAGGTACATGATGCGGGAGTCATCCTTGGGTGTAAGGATGGACTCAGCTTCCGTACAAAGTTGTAGAAGCTTCTCCCGCATGAGTTCTGTCATTGAGTTACCAGGAACTTCAATGTCGTCGAGAATCATTAAATCTGCGCGGCTTCCGGTTAGCTGACCAGTGATGCCCACGCTTTTTACGCTTGGAGCTTGGTGGGGTGAGCAGTTCACATCGAAGCTTATCCTCGACCACCTTGCATCGTCGGACTTCGGGCGTAAATGAGAAAGCCATGGCGTTTCAATGATTAGTTTTTGTAAAAAGATAGACATGTTGTCAGCCCGCTCTTTAGAAGCGGAGATGATCATGATCTTCTTTTCGGGATTATTAAAGAGAGTCCAAAGAACAAAAGCACCAGTAATCCAAGACTTTCCGACTCCGCGGAAGGCTTGAATTTGTAGACGTTTAGGTCCGTTCTGGAGATAATCTGCGATTGCATATTGGGCTCTTGTGGGTGAGGGTAGATCAAGTTGTTCCCACAAAGCTTGCAGAAACAGCTTGAAATCGGCCTGTAAGGCCTCTAAAACGTTGGACATATATAAAGTTACCTAAGTGCAATAACAAGCACCTTCAGCGCCCATAAGGGAGGATGTTACGAGACTGCTGAAGGTATCTAGCTTGTGGTGTGTATGCAGTTGGATTTCGCACCATGTCCACTACAAAATTCAACATATCCAGGGCATTACCAGCACCCGGAAATTGACCACCTACAGCAAGACCAGCTTGCATTTTGTCTAGTGGGTTTCCAGTTTGCATGGCTTTTTCAGTACGTGCCTTTGCCTCCAAGCCGCCTGCAGCAATACCAACTACAGGCCAAGCACTCATTAAGGAACGTCCACTGCCTCTAGCTACAAACTCTGCTAAATCTTGTAGGTTCCTCAAATTCGTACCAGGAAGTAAATTTGGATCAGCAATAGGGCTGTAGTATTTTTTAGGTACAGCTTTGACTGATTCTTCTGCCGGGTTAAGCGTTACAGCGTAATCTTTACCAAGTCTACGTTTGACTTCATTTTTAAATTCAGCATCGGATGCTTTTACGATAGCTTTATTATTAGGATCACCAGGTGCTCCTGAAGTCATATGTTTAGCATCATCTTGATCTGCTAAGTGCTCAATACGTGTACCTTCAAGACCAAGCATTTTAGCTTCACGTGAAAGCGCAGAACTTTGTTTGTGAAGTTGTTTTGATTCGTAGTGAGCTGTAGGTGTAGAAGTAGTGTCAAACTTTCTACGAGCTAAATCACCATTTTCGCCACGTACAGCAAGACGTATTTTAGAACGATTGGTTGAAAGATTACCTTCTTTAATTTTAAGAGGAGGACCTTCGTATTTTACAGCTTTATATGCATCTGTAAGATTGCCATTATTATTACGAAGCCACTCCTGCACTTTTGCAGGTGTAGACATAAAAAAAACCGCCCCTTTCGGGACGGCGTGTTATTGACTAAGTGGAACTATCTAAAAGCCGTTCCGCGACGTTGCGGCTTTTTACGCTTAATTTTGGGGATACGTGCCAAGAGCTTTCTGTACTTAGCCAGTGCGGCTGCGTACGACCGAGCGCCAGAACGACCGGCGGGGAAGCTGCTGCGCTTAGGTTTCTTAGGTTGCGATTTCAGCGGTGGGTTAGAGTCAAGAAACTTGCCACGAACAACGGGTTTTTCCGGTTTCGGTTTGGTAGTATTTGAGGGCTGTGCAGGTTGAACTGGAGAAGGCTTAGTAGGTTTAGCTGTAGCTGAAGGCTGAGCTTTAGGGGATGGACGCGATTTAGTAGCAACAGCTTTAGCCTTGGCTGGGGGTTGAGAGACTTTGTTTCGGGTAGCTGCATTAGCCTTACCGTGATACATCTTGTAGATACGGTTAGCGGCAGCTTTAAAATTCCTTTGAGAAAGGGTGCCAGCATTAAGCTGTTTACGGAGTTGATCGTATTTTTTGTTTGCGTCTGATTTAGTGAGATTAGCCATTAATATGTTTAGAGATAACGTATTCACGAAGTCGATTCACGCCGAAATTAGATCGCATGAATTCTTTTACAGGTTTGCTTGCCTTTTTCTGATTACACTCTTGACAGGCTGGAACAATATTCGAGGCGATGGTTTCACCACCAGCGCTGCGAGGAATAACATGATCAAGAGTAAGATTTGATAATTCATAAGTTTGTCCGCAATAGACACATGTACAGTCGAAGTGTTCCTTAAGGGCTTTTCTCCAAAGCTTCTTAGACATAGAACTGTTCATGGCTATTAGATTATGTAAGTAGTGATCAGGTGTAGGCAAGATTGGTGTCATGCGTATCTAGAGTTATTGCCGTGCCCATTAGCAGCACGGTTTATCTTCATGGGAATTCGTTTTTTTCCGATTTTGCCGTTGGCTTGATGTGGAAGATCTCCACCGCCTTGACCCATGATTCCTCGCTTACGGCGTGCGCGTGCGAGTGCTCTTCGATATGCTTTTTGTTTAGGGGTCTTGTTATACCCTGCCATGTAATCTCGATGTTTTTGTCGGGAGGCAGGGTTAGACCGATAATGTCTAGCTGTTCTTCCGAGTGCCATAGAGACGATTTTGTACGAGTTCGGGATCGACCTTTGGCAAGATGGTTGACAACTTATCTAGTGGATTGCCTTCGTAAGCAACACCAGAGATGTCATTCTTGTGCAGCCAATCACAGGCTGCTTTGAGGTCTTGTGCGGTGGCTTCTCCAGCTTTAATACGCTTTAGAAATTCGTTAGTAACTAGATTATGAAGCTCATTAAACTGATCTTCAGTTGCTTTCTTCTTGGACATCAGCTTTCTTAGCCCGTGGTTTACGTGCCTTGGGAGATTTGATCTCATACCGGCCAGCTTCGGGGTAAAGGCGGCTTAGTGCTTTTTCAGCACGTTCGAGTGTGTCAAAGTCGCCAAGGACTTTATTAATGTAGTTGTCGAAAAGTTGGTGGGACATAATTTAAACGTTGTAACCTTTACGTTGACCTGGAAGACGTTTTGCCTTTTTAACAGTAGGAGCAATACCTAGACCAGGAAAATATTTAACAGGAGTTTTGGTTGCAGGCTTAGCGTCTTTAATAGACGGCCATTTCTTTTTATTGGGCATGTTTAAGTACAATTTGATCTAACTTGTTTTCAATGCGAACCATGTGATCTTCCATACGTTTTAAAAGTTCTGCTAGCTCAGCTTTTTTAACGTAGTCAGTAGCTACGTTTAGTTGTACGTCGTCAAGCCTGCGATCTAATGCACTAATTCTTTCGTGAACACTATTTATTCTGTTGTGTAATCTGTTATTAAGGGCTGCACCCGCACCTACAGCGGCTATGACAGCCGTCACTAGGGCTTCAGTCATTTAAAGAGACAATTGGTACAATGTCATGACAAAGAACTTCTACACGGCTGCCAGGTCTAAAAGTAAACCCAGCTTTCATAATTTCAGTGCATTTAATTGCACGAACAAGCTCATAATCAAGACGCATTTTTTGTTCATGTTTACGAGCGATGGCTTTACAGGTTTCAACCATGCCACCATCTAACGGAACTGAAAAGTTAAGTTGAAGGCCAAAATTATTAGACCGTACGTAACCGCTAGACTCGTAGGGAATAGTATCGTTGCCCATAAAAAAGGGCGAGAGTTGCATAGTTGTTCCATTGCAACTATTGCTGGTAGCAAAATATTGTCGAGACGGTGCTCCATTGTTCTGAAATTGCACTGCCTGATTAGTCACATTGCCCGTTGCTGCTGCTACGGGGTTGGATGTATTTTGAACCTTTGGGTCTTCGTTAGCGAAAGCAGGAGTTACTGCGAGAAGACCGATAAGGAGGTAGTATTTGTAACCTGTTGGATAGTTTCTGTGACCAGACTGTCTTCGATCTTTCCTGCTGCTCGGGTCACAATTTCCAGTTGGAATTGATCTCCAGCAGTGTGGACTGAGTATGTTGTAGAAGAATCCGAAATGTCCCCGCTTGGGACTACGTTTGTTCCAGACCATGACTTATAATCACCACCATAAACATTGGTCGCAATAGTTCGGTCAATATCAACGGTGGTAGTTGTAGTGGCCTGCATTGAACCTTGCGTAAAATTAGGAGTTACCTGGGCAGCAGCCGGACTAGCCAAAAAGAGAAGCAGTAAGAGCTTTTTCATTGTTTCTTTTCACGTGTAATTGAAAATGTTGCCAGTGTGCCACTAAGAATGGACGCGACATAAGTTGGATCCATTTTTGGCATCCAACCTGCGTAGCTTGCAGTCAAGAGTCCTGCGGACCAGACGAGGACGACGAATTTGATAAATCCTGCTTTTTTGTCTTCGTTACTTTGTTCCATGCTTGTTTAATTATTGGCTTCATAACCGTGACCAACCATTTGAAAATGGATGTAGCCGTTAAAGTCGCAGCAACAGAAATAGTGGCTGTAGTTGCAGCTGTGGTCATGATTGTGGTAGTTGGCATTGGGATCTCAATATCAGTAAATGGGATCTCAATAATCTGTGCTTCAGGTGGAATTGGTTGGGTGGTTTTTGCTTTTGGTGTTGTTGCTTCAGCTTCTGGAGGGGGATCCTCAACAATCCCTTCAATACCCGGTGGTGGTTGCAACGTGTTAGGCGGTACAACCAAGGGCTTGTAAGAGGGCAAGTCAGCCTCTGGGACCTCAAGTATGGGTACGGGTAAATCAGGAGCGTCAGGAAGTAAAAGAGAAGGCAGTTGGGGCGGATTAGCCCACTCCATTACTTATCACCAAACAAACCACGTTCGATGAACTTTACTGCTTCGTCGTCTACAGTGTTGTCCGTTTGTTCAGAGAGCTTGGTC